CCTTTATAGACAACGAAATTATTCCCAAAAACAAAATTACCAAAATGGATGGAGGTTCTTTTTAATGAGCAGTTTACTTGACAAACTAAAGAAAAATTCTTCGATTAAAGACAGTTCGATTTTATCTAAGTCGAAATTCTTTACTGAAAAAGATATGGTACCAACAGATGTGCCAATGATTAATGTTGCACTTAGTGGCAAACTAGATGGTGGTATTATACCAGGACTTACAATGTGGGCAGGTCCATCTAAACACTTTAAAACGGCATTCAGTCTTCTAATGGCTAAAGCGTATATGGACAAATACAAGGATGCCGTTCTTTTATTCTATGATAGTGAGTTTGGAACTCCTGTCAAATACTTTGAGACATTTCAAATTGATATGGACCGAGTATTACATACACCTTTGACTGACATTGAACAGTTGAAGTTCGACATTATGCAACAGCTTCAAGAAGTGAATAGGGGCGATAAGCTCATCATTATTTTAGACTCTATTGGTAATCTAGCATCTAAGAAAGAAGTAGAAGATGCACTTGAAGGTAAATCTGTTGCAGATATGAGCCGTGCTAAACAAGTTAAGAGTTTGTTTAGAATGGTAACACCACACTTAAACTTGAAAGACATTTCAATGGTAGTTGTGAATCACACCTACAAAGAGATTGGTATGTTCCCTAAAGATATCGTTGGTGGTGGAACAGGTTCTTATTACTCTGCTGATAACATCTATATTCTTGGTAGACAACAAGAGAAAACTGGAACTGAAATTACAGGATACAATTTTATTATCAATGTGGAGAAGTCTCGCTATGTTAAAGAGAAATCTAAGATTCCTATTTCAGTATCCTTCGATGGCGGTATTCAAAAGTATTCTGGCTTGGTCGACATTGCAATTGAGGGTAATTTTATTTCTAAACCCTCTCCAGGTTGGTATGCAAAGATTGACCAGAAGACTGGTGAGATTGGTGACAAAGTTCGTTTTGATGCCACACAAACTGATGAATTCTGGAAACCTTTACTTAAAGATGAGAAATTCAAAGAGTATGTAAATCAAAAATACGGGATTGCTTATGGGAACATTATGGGAGAAACTCCTATTTTGGAAGAAGAAGCCGAAGATGCTTAAAGAAGGCACAGACTATCAATTCTTCAACTTAAATGATGGTGAATTGACAGGTGTTGCTCTGATGGTAGAAGGATATGAAGATGTAATATATCACTACCACAGAGCAAAGATTGTGGAAGAGGGCGAATTAGCAAGACTGCAATTCGGGTATACAATTGTTCATCCAGGAAATCATAACATAGATGACTTGACAAACGATGAACAATTGCATACAATAATGGGTGACATACTTACAAATATATTAACGGCACAATCAAATGAACAGATTAGAACAGACTATTCTAAAGAACTTAATCTATAACGAGGACTATTCACGAAAAGTATTACCATTTATTCGCTCTGATTATTTCTCTGATAACACAGAGAAGATAGTATTCAAAGAAGTATTTGATTTTACCAATCACTACAAGAATCCTCCGACACACGAAGCTCTTGTAATTAATTTCACCGAGAAGAAAGATTTATCCGATGATGCAGTAAAAGGCGCAATCGAACTTCTTAATGAATTAAAACAAGCAAAAGAAGAACCAACTGAGACTCCATGGTTAATTGACCAGACTGAAAAGTTTTGCCAAGACAAGGCAATTTATAATGCAATCATGGAGTCTGTTGGTATCCTTGACAACAAATCTCACAAAAAATCTAAAGGTGAAATCCCACAGTTATTGAGTGATGCACTTGGTGTATCATTCGACAATACTGTTGGTCACGATTACATCAACGATTCTGATGCTCGATACGAAGCATATCACAAAGTAGAATCTCGCATTAGATTTGACCTCGACCTCTTTAACAAGATTACAAAAGGCGGTCTGCCAATCAAAACACTAAACATTGCACTTGCAGGCACTGGTGTTGGTAAATCTTTGTTTATGTGCCATGTGGCATCTGGTTGTCTATCACAAGGACACAATGTTCTCTACATCACAATGGAGATGGCAGAAGAAAAGATTGCTGAACGAATCGATGCAAATTTGCTAAATATAGATTTGAATGAGTTGCATACACTTAGTAAAGAAGACTATGAAAGAAAGTTTTCTGCATTGAAGAGTAAGACACACGGCAAACTAATTATCAAAGAATATCCAACTGCAAGTGCTAGTGTTCTACACTTCCGTGCATTGTTGAATGACTTGGCGATTAAGAAGAACTTTAAACCTGATATCATCTTCATTGACTATTTGAATATCTGTTGTTCGGCACGAATTAAACCTGGTGCAAATGTTAACAGTTATTCATACATCAAGTCTATTGCCGAAGAACTTCGTGGTCTTGCAGTAGAAAATGCTTTACCAATTGTGAGTGCAACACAAACAACAAGGTCTGGTTATTCATCTTCGGATCCTGGTCTTGAAGATACAAGTGAATCGTTTGGTTTGCCTGCAACTGCTGACTTTATGTTTGCGTTGGTGAGTAATGAAGAACTTGAAGCACTAAATCAAATTCTTGTTAAACAGTTGAAGAATCGTTATGGTGATCCAAATGATTACAAGAGATTTGTTTTGGGTATTGACCGTGCAAAGATGAGACTATATGATGCAGAACCATCAGCACAAAATGATATTGTAGACGCTGGACAAGAAGATAAACCATTAAACACTTTTGGTAACAGAGAGAGTAAGTTTAAAAAGAACTTTGAAGGAATTAAAGTATGAGTGACAATAAAATTGTTAGTTTAATTACTAAAGAAAAATCTGAAAAAGAAGAATACAATAGAGACTTACTTGAGATTGTAGATAACTTTCGTAAAATGGTTGCAAATGGTGAAGTGGTTGAATTTGCGATTTCATCCTTAGATACTGAAGGTGAAGTTGTTATCACAACTTGTTGCAAAGATTTTATTGGTGGCATCGGTCTATTTGAAATGGGCAAACATACTTTGATGATGCAATCTTCTTTTGACTTTGAATGAATTTAAATCAGTATCTACTAGACAATCGTAATCAGAATGGTGTTCCAATTCTGAATGAACAACAATGGTCTGATATCAATGCACAATTTGATAAAGAGACTATTGTTGCAGCTTTGATTGATATCATAGTAAAAACAAAACCACCTTGCCCATTAAGAGACATTACTTTTGCCGACATGCAAAAGTCTTTTTGGGATTTATCTTTGTCTGATTTGAAGACAACATTTCAACAACATGACGAAGTGAAAGATTTAGTGTTGGAAAAGTTTGAAGACTATGGTAGAAAATATGCTACACATGGTCTTGGTGTCATTCAGATGGGGTCACAATTTAACGATGTGAGTAATTACTTTCATCAAGAGCTCAGATATAATTGTGATGCATGGGGTTACAAGTCTCCTATTTACAGATGGAACAACAACGACAATCTACGAAGTGTGTTTCTTGCTTTGTGGAGATTGGGTAACAAAGAACTATCGGTCAGTTCCTATATCTCTTCATTTAGATTGAGTGCCTATATTGCAACACAATTTAAACCACAAGTCGCAAAGTTTCTATATGAAATAACAAATGCAAAAACTGTATTTGATTCATCTTGTGGTTGGGGTGATAGACTAGCAGGATTTTATTGTTCAAATGCAAAACAGTATTATGGTACAGACCCAAATGACCAAACATTTGAAAAGTATTATGAACAATGTTTGACTTATGAAAAGTTTCTTGGTGGTAATCCAACTACTGTTAAAGATGATAAACACTTTATTGTTGAAGGCATCAAACGAGTAGAGATTCATAGATGCCCAGCAGAAGACTTTGATTATTCTATTTTGCCTAAGATTGATTGTGCATTTACTTCACCGCCTTATTTTGCGACAGAGAAGTATAACACAACAGGCAAACATGCAGATGAACAATCATGGTCAAGATATACAACTTATGAACAATGGCGAGATGGTTTTTATTTGCCTGTAAATCAAAAGACTTTTGACTGTTTGAGTGAGAATGGTTATCAGTTTGTCAACATCATGGATCCAAAGATTAAGACAAAGAGATATTATGCAAGTGATGATTTGATTGATAATCTTACAGAAAGAGGTGCAAACTTCTGTGGTCAGATGGGTATGAGAATTATGCAAAGACCAAAGAATGTAGAAAACCTTGATGAATTTATGCATAAGATTTATAT